GTGGTACTGATAGCGAACGAGGCGTTGGTCCAGGTACTTATTATTATGTAATCACCAATACAGGCAATACAACTGCTACAGTTGTATTTTCTGGATGGTGGGAGGAACGAGTATGAGCGTAATTTTGCTGGCTGATGCCAAAGCATTTCTTGATGTAATTCACAGTTCTGACGACGATAAGCTGCAGAATCTGCTTGATGCCGCTGAAGATGAGGCGGCTCGTTTTCTCAATGTCGCAAGTCTTGATGAATGGTCAGAGTTGCCATTTTCTATCTTTATTGGCGCATTGCTTCTGCTGCAGTCAAACTATGAAGCATCTCCTGATGATATTCCTAAACTACGCGCTGCTGCTGAAGGCAAACTAATGCCATATCGTGTCGAAATGGGTGTCTAAATGCTTGCATATCGCTTACGTCATCGTATTACCATTCAAGAACTAAACGAAGTTCAAGATACGACAACTGGCGCAGTTAGTTATGAGTGGGAAACTGCAATTCTTGAAGATGGCACTATTCTTGATGCCGTTCCTGCTGAAGTGCTAACTGGCGCTGGCCGTGAATTTATCCAATCAGGCGCTACTCAAGGCGAAATTGATGCGCGTATCAATATGCGCTGGTTTCCAGGTCTAACCCAGAAAATGCGTGTTCTATGGGATACAAAAGTATTCAACATCGTGTCCATAGAAACGGATATAACGGCAAGGCAAGAATATCGTCTGAAGTGCAAGGCAGGTGTATCGGACGGCCAATGACAATTGCTATTCGTGGTATGCAAGGGCTTGGCGATAATATTTATCAACGAGCCTTTATTAAGTCTTTAGTTAAATCTACGCCGGTCATACTTGAAACGCCGTGGCCTGAGTTATATGCAGATTTATCTAATTTAAGCATGGTCAAGCCGCATACAAGGCTTCGTACACAGGCCAAAAACGCTGCTGCTGCAGATAAAAGTCTTTGGTCTAAGCCTTACTATGGGAACTCAATTCAAATCAGCTATTCCAGCAATGGAATAATGCGTGGGATGAGAGAACGGTTCAATATCGACTCATCAACATTTGATTTGCCAGATTTTGAATTGCCTATACGGAGATTAAAAGGCATAAACACCGCAAAATATGCGGTGATTAGACCGGCAACTGTGCGAAAAGAATGGATAGCTGCTAGCCGCAATCCAAAGCCGGAATATTTGGCTGAGTGCGCTCAAATCTTGCTAGACAATGGATTTGATGTTATTTCTGTGGCCGATCTTGAAGATGGCGCTGAATGGGCGCTTGATCCATTACCTACAGCAACTAAACGATTCCATAAAGGCGAATTGAACATCAAGGAACTTCTAGGTTTAGTTCAGCACTCGCAAATGGTAGTCGGCGGTATCGGTTGGCTTACGCCAGCGGCAATTGCTTATAAAGTGCCAGCATGGTTCGTATTTGGCGGCTTTGGTGCTTATAATGCACCAGATAATCTATTTGATGCTGGTCGTATGGATTTAAGCAAAGTAGGTTATGCTATTCCAGATAATTTCTGTCGTTGTCGTGACGGCCAACATAACTGCAAAAAGGAAATCAAGGATCATGCAAAAAAGTTTACCGAATGGCTGGGAGGATTCCCTAATTTGGTGTCCTGAAAATGGAATTGGCTTTCATCCGCGAGAGCCGATTTGCTATGAGCATGATTACTGGGAAAAGTATCTTGGATACGACAATACAGAACTTGGTGACGCATTAACCGCAGCGAGAAAAGAACTTGTTGATTTCTACTACAGTGGCAGCATTATTGACATTGGCATTGGCGGCGGCAAGTTTGTTGATGCTATGGGTGCTAGAGGTTTTGGATTTGATGTTAACGCGAACGCTATCAATTGGCTTATGGAGACTGATCGCTTTTGTGATCCTTATGCCGGTGATGTTGATGCTATTTCTTGCTGGGATAGCCTTGAGCATATTCCATCTCCTGAAACTCTTATTAACAAGGTAAGGCAATATGTTTTTGTTTCATTGCCTATCTTTGAGAATCCGAATACCATAACGAAAAGCAAACATTATCGACCAGGCGAACATATTTGGTACTGGTCTGATTTTGGCTTAACAAAGTGGTTTAGCGAACTCGGTTTTGTACTTGTTGAGAAAAATAACATGGAAACTGAACTTGGTCGCGAAGCAATTTCAACCTATGTATTTAGGCGCATAGAATGAAAACAACATTAAACTTCAGCGGGTTAGATGAACTAATGGATACGCTTAACCGCTTGCCAGAAAATGTTGTGTCTAAACGAGGTGGTCCAGTTAAATTAGCGCTTAAAAAAGGTGCAAAACTGATTCGTGACGCTGAAGTTGAACGATTGCAAGCCATGCTTAATGAGCAAGGCAACAATGATACAACTGGTTTGCTAATCAAAAACATCATTGCTAGCCGTGGTAAAAAGCCAGCAAATAGTCGTGGCGAAAGATATGTCGTTCGCGTCAAGCGCCGTATGTATCCAAGCAAGGCAAACCAAAAAGAAAAAGTATCCACCATTAAAACTGCTCAAATCTTTGAGTATGGCTCTGAACATCAGCCAGCGCGTTCATTTATTCGTACAGCATTTATGGCTACTGCTGAAAAAGCAATCAATGTCATACGCGATGATTTAACAAGTCGTATTCAAAAACTTGTGCGAAAATATGGACTTGATAGTAATACTGATACTAGCTTGTCAATGTAAGGAATAAAAATGCTTCCAAATGTTTATCAGACAATCAGAGGAAATGCCACTGTTGTTAGTACAGTTGGAACGCGCATTTATCGTCATGGTTCAGCGCCTCAAAACGTACAAAAGCCTTATATCACATGGTTTTTAGTATCTGGCAATCCTTATGACAATGTAAGTCAGGCTCCATCTGCAGATAGAGATTTGGTACAAATTGACTGCTGGTGCGAAACAGACGAACAGGTTGAAACTCTTGCGTATGCCGTAAGGAGTGCGCTTGACTCAAATTTGATTACTAATAGAATGGTAGTCAATTCTCGTGAAAACGACACAAAGTTGTATAGAATTGCGATAGAGGCTGACTTTATCGCTTCCCGTTAAATATCTCTGGCCGAGATTAAAGGAGTAAATTATGTCCATTAAAACCCAAGGTACTAACCTATTCTTCATTGACAGCGCTACTGTTGCCACCATGACTTGCCCAACCGGCATTACTGGTCTTGGCGGTTCGCGTGACCAAATTGATGCAACTTGCCTAAACGCAACTGACGACAAATCGTATGTCAGTGGTCTTGGCAATCCAGGTCAAATCTCTGTTCCATTTGTGTTCGATCCTACTTCGACCAGCCATCAAGCAGTTCTTGATCTGCACGATAGCGGCGACATTACTTCGTGGGCAATTGGTTTCTCTGACGGCACTGCTGTTCCAACCATCGTTTCTGGCGAACTGGTATTTGCTTCGACCCGTACTTACGCTCAGTTTGACGCTTTTGTTGCTGACGTAAATATCGACGTTGCAACTAACGAAGTTGTCCGTGGTACTATGACGCTCCAGCGTTCCGGCAGCGTTGCATGGTCGTGGAAAGCCTAATTAACTAATAGGAAAAATAATGCTAGACAAATCCTTCTTCGTTTCAACGACTGTTCAAGAACGTGAAGTTGAACTGCCTGATGGCAAGAAGCATATTCTGTATTTCAAAGAATTGACGGCTGCTGATATTGCTCGTTATGTAAATGCACTGAATTCAAAAAATGAGGATGTGCAAGTTGCTGCGAACTCTAAGCTGATTTCCGCTTCTCTTTGCAATTCTGATGGCACAGAAGCCGTTACCGTTGAACAAGCTGCAACTCTCAAGCCAAACGTCATTGGCGTTATTCTTGAAGCTGTGCGCGATGTTAATGGTTTAGGTGACGAAAAAAAGGACTAGATGCCAAGAGTGATGACCACTTTTGGCATATTCTTGCATTAGCACTGGGTGGTCGAACTGTCGCTGAACTAAAATCTGCAATGACGCAGGTTGAATTTGAGCGATGGTTCGACTTTTACCAAATGCATCCATTTGATGATTTGCATCGGTTTCATCGTCCAGCCGCATTGATTGCTACATCAATGGCTGGTGCTGATATTGACAAAATGCTAGAATGGCTGCATCCGCAGTATAATAGCGAACAAGATAGTGAGTATTCTGACGCAGATTTGAATACATTTAAGGCACTTGGGGTTAAGAAACCGCCTAAAAGGAGTTAGCGATGGCCGCTGGTTCAATTGTAATTGATCTACTTATGAACACAGGCTCCTTTGAAACGGATTCAGAAAGAGCCGCAAGATCGCTAAAAAGACTTAAAAATGGTTTGTATGAAGTACGAACCGAGACTGAGCAATTTACAGCAAGATTCGATTCACTAACGAATACTTGGCACAAAGTTGAATCTGCACAAAATGCAGTTTCTAATTCAGTGCAAAAGTCTCAAGCTGCTTTCCGTGGCTCTAACCAAGTTATACAGCAAGCAAGCTACCAAATTACTGACTTTGTAGTTCAGGTAAGTGGTGGCGTTTCTGCTATGCGAGCATTTAGCCAACAAGCACCACAATTATTGGCTGCATTTGGCGGTGCTGGGGCAATACTTGGTGTAATTGCTGCGCTTGGTGGTGCAATTGCTGATTTGATTATCAAAGCATCTGGCACAAAGAAAATTGAGGAATCGTTTAAGCAACTTGACGAAGTTATTGGTCAAGTAGATAACTCAGTTCAAACTTTTGATATGAAGAATATGATTCTTCAGTTCAATGCTGCAGATGCTAATGTGCGAAAAGGCATTTTGAGCCTGATCGAATATCGCAAGGTTGCAGCAGAAATTGCTGCTGAAGAAGTTGCCAAGTCAACGCAACAGCAACTAAAAGATGTTGTATCGCCAGGTATGCTGCAACGTATGCTTGGTGATTTTAGTCCATCTGATCTTGGCCTAAAGCCTCAAGTTGCTGCTGATTTCTTTGCTGAAGTTCGTGCTGGTACTACTGAAGCATCTATTCTTGCTCAGAAATATTCGTCTGAATTGGCAAAGGGCAATGCAAAGGCTCAAGAACTTGCTGCAACGCTGAATAAAGCGGCTATGGCTCAACAGACTGCATACAATGCAATGTCTGCTATGAGCAAATTCCAGCAACAAGCAGTAAAAGCAGGTGAAACTGGAAAGATTGCAGTTCCTGGTGAAAAGCATCGTATGACACCAGAAGAACGTCTTGCCCGTCAACAGGCAATGAGTGCAGATAAGTTTACTGATACGTTGCAGCAACAGACTATGCAGCTTCGGCACAATAAAGACATGATTGGCCTAACAGCTAATGAAGTCGAAGTGCTTAATGCTCAATACAAAATTCAAGCAGACTTAGAAAAAGCGATTCAAGATATTGAACGCCAAGGCACTGCAATGCGTAAAGATGATCTGCAGAAAATGAAAACTGCTGCAGAGGAAGCCATTGCCGCACAAACTGCAATCATTGAACAAAGCCAAATGCGTCAAAAAAGCGGCATATTTGGCATGGAATCAGCTATCCGCAACTATACTGATTCTGCAAATAACATGGCTAAAAACATGGAAGGCGTATTTACAAACGCTTTCAAAGGCATGGAAAATGGTCTTGTGCAGTTTGCAATGACAGGCAAGATGGCATTTAGTGAATTCGCTAATGCAATCATTGCTGACATTATGCGAATCTACATTCGGATGTTGATTACTGGTCTTATTGGTAAAGCAGTTGGTGCATTTGCTGCGCCAACAAATCCATATCCAAATGGCCCAGAAATCACGCCAATGGGCGATCAGTTTGCAGAAGGCGGCTACACTGGTGACGGCGGCAAGTATCAGCCAGCAGGTATTGTCCATGCTGGTGAATTTGTAATGAATAAAGAAGCAACAAGTCGTATCGGCGTTGGAACACTTTACCGCATGATGAAAGGCTATGCTGCAGGCGGATTAGTCGGCTCTACTGCAAGCGCTAACTATGGCGGTGGTAACGTCAACATTAATGTTACCAACGAAGCTGGTGGCGATGGCTATCAAGCAACTGCAACTGCTCGTAAAAATGAAAACGGCCTTGATATTGACATTATGGTTCGCAAAGCATTGACAAATGATCTGCGTAACAATGGCCCAATGTCTCAAACTATGAGCAATACATTTGGATTGCGGAGAACAGCATAATGGCTACATTCCCGACATACGCTCAAATTCTATATAAGGATTACAGCAAAAAGCGTGAATCATCTTTGCTGCGTTCAGAAATGGAGTCTGGTCCTCCAAAGCAAGCGCGTTATAAATACAATGTTATGGAAGTTCATAGCGTTAAAATTTACATTGATTCAAAAGCAAACTTTTTGCTATTTGAGACATGGTACAAAGACGATCTTAGTGATGGCGCAAATTGGTTTGATTTTGTCGATCCTATTAGCGGCTCTACTATTTCTGCACGTTTCCGCGATGGTGGATATACAGCATCTCCAATGACTGCTGCAATGCAAGATTGGGAGATTTCTGCTCAAATTGAAACTTGGTCAACATAATGTCAAAAGATTATTCTGCTAATTTCAAATCAACCTTAGCAGAGGTTAATGCACCTGAAACGCCATTAATTCTGCTTGAAATAGATCATGCCGATCTTGATGAGCCAGTTCGCGTTGTTAATGACACAGTAAATGTCACAAGCAATGGCAATGAATATATTGCTTTCCCATTCAAGTGCATATTACCAGATGACTTTGAAAGCCAAATTCCAAAGGCTCGCTTATCAATTGTCAATGTTGGCCGTGAACTTATGTATTGGATTGAGACGACTTCTGGTGGTCAAGGCTCAACCTGTACGTTTAAGCAAATATTGCGTAGCAATCCAGATTTAATTGAATGGCAAATCACAATGAATTTGTATAATGTTCAAGTGAATATGCAAGAAATTAGTGCAGAACTTGGATTTGAGAACTTGTTTAGCAAGCCAGCCATCTCTCGTCAATATAGACAGGATAATTCACCAGGATTGTTCTAATGCCACATTGGTCTGAAAAATATATTGGACAGCCTTATGCTGTCAATTCTGCTGACTGTGCAAGATTATTGTCAAAGGTTAGAGCAGAACAGTTTAACCTTCCTGTGCCGCAAGACATTGAAATAGATCGTGCCGCATCGCGTCTTGGCAGGGTTGGTCAAATGCAAGATTTGGTCAATGAATTTGGCGAAAAAACTGACAATCCAAAAGAAGGCGATGCTGTATTGATGTATTGCCGTGGTCGTCCTAGTCATATTGGCGCATATTGCATTGTTAATGGAGAACCTTCAGTTCTTCATGCAATGGAGAACGCTGGCATGGTAGTATTACACCGTATTAGGGAATTGAATCGCGTTTTCTTGACGGTTGAGGGATACTATTCATGGAAGTAAAAGAAACGCCAAGCCAGCTTAAAAATGCCATTGATCTGATCTATCACCCGCATCCGGTTACGCCTGTTGCTGGCCGTCAGACAAAACACGCTTTAGTTAAAGAAGGAACAACGATACGCGAGATTGTTTATGCGTCTGGCGTTGATCCTTTGCAGCCAATTTATGTTTGGCTTGATGATCGTTTGCTTACGGTTGAAGAATGGGATTCGGTAGTTCCAAAAGCAAATCAAATCATTAATGTAAAAGCAACTGTGCAAGGTGGCGGCGGTGGCGGTGGTGGTTCTAACGCATTGCAAATCGTAGCAATGGTTGCACTTATTGTTGTAGCAGTTCTTGTTCAGCAATATGAATTAATCCCTGCCATTATGGGTATGTCGGCAGCGACAACATCAGCAATTGCTGCTGGTGTTATTCTTGTTGCTGGCGGTGCAATTATTAGTTCTGTGTTTGCTGCACAAATGCCATCATTAAGCATGGCAGAAACTGGTGGCACATATAGCCAACCATCTGCTACATATTCGCTTTCTGGCGGTTCTAATCGTCAACGCCAATATGAATCAATGCCTGTCATTATGGGGCAGCACCGTTTCTTTCCTGATGTTTCTGCAAAGCCTTTTACTGAATATAAAGGCGAAGATCAATATTTATATCAAATATTTAATCTTGGCTTATCTAACGGCACTATTACAGACTATCGCATTGGCAACAATTTAATTACAAATTATTTTGACTATACCTGGACAGATTCTAATGCCGACGGAAAGATTCTTAGTTTTCCAGGCAATGTAGATAGCGCATCAGGCGCATCTTTGGAATATTCTGCTGGTTGGATTACTCGAACAACATCAACAAATACAAACCGTATTGGCATTGATATTGAAGGTACGCTTTATTACGCCAATACTGGTGGCGGTCTTGATTCAACAACCGTTGAACTTGAACTTGAATATAAGCTATCTAGTTCAAGCACATGGTTAAGTCCATCAAAACTCACAGTGAATAATCCAGGTTTTATCACTGGTGATCTTGAGACGTATAGTGTTTGGGTTACAAGCGGTGATTGGTATTGCAATGATGAATATTGTTGGTATCAAGATACAAGTCATTACGAATCGCGCCAACGCTGGGCAACTGCTGGTAACAA